TGTGTGATTTGTGTTCATAGCTTGCTCCATAACCATTCGTCGGGTTTCTTCTGTTAGTTCGCCTTGATTCCATGCACTGCCTTCACTCATTTGACGCTCCAAGGTCCCCATCCGAAGCCGTAACGCTCCATGCCGTAGTTGTAAATCTCTAACCCTGCGAGCAAATTAGTCTGAGCCTGTAACAGATCTGCAGGCTTGGCGATGATGCCTTTAGCTGTGAGCCATTTATGCCATGAGCCGTTGATCTGTAAGAGACCGCGTGATCCGCCGAATGGGTCTTTGCGATTGATCGCGTTCGGTGTGCAGTTTGATTCGCGCTTCATAATGGACTCGAGGACGGTGCGCTGCTCCGGATCCCAGCCGAGGTTGATTGCCAAAGCTGAGAACTGTTCGCAAGCTGTGGTGTAGGGATCGATGTAGATCGTGGAGCTGGTGGTCGTGGTCGGCTCAATTAGGTATGGCTGGACGCTGATCGGCGCTAGGGCGATAGTCCCAGAAGGCTCTTTAGACGCGCTAGGAGCCCCTGTGAGAGCCGTAACCCCAAAGACCGTACAAAGCACTAGCCCAATCAATTTCTCTGCAAAGTAGTTCATTTTTTCTCCAGTGGTATGGGCACGCCCCAAGATGAAGCGTGCGATCTGAATGCAATCTGTCCTAGTAGATATTTTCCCGTTTCGGGCTCTGTGAAGATTTGTACGAGGATCTCTTGTCCGTTATCCATCACGCCTACATAGACGCTGTAATCGAAGAACTGTGGTTCACTCATAGTCACTTGCCTTCCGTCGGTGATTCGACCTTAGGGCATGGGTCAAGCTTTAGGTGGGATTTCCCCGAAAACCTTTAGGAATGCAGCTTTCACCCAGATCACTGAGTCTGCAGCTTGTGGTGTGATCTCAATGTGAAACCAATCTCCGCCGGGAGCGCCATGAATTGTTGGCTTCTCGTACTTCATCCATGCGTAACGATCACAGCGCCATGCGCGTCCTTGTGGCTCTGGGAAGTAGTCGAGGATGCACTGAAGACCAAGGTCGTTCGCGTTCGCGACAAGTTTGTCAATGAACACAAGAGCTTCTTTGCGTGATCCTTTTGGATGCTTTTCACTCTTGCGATACGAAAGATCGACAGCTCTGCCAGTCGCGTGAACTGAAAGCGATCCGGGCTTTCCGCGCATATCACGCTGACCCCACGAGCCATTGTTGAACATGGATCCGTTTGATGCAGCGATGGCTTGCTTGATCCATTCGTTCATGCCTGCGCGTGGAGCTGGTGATGCTCCGTCCGCGTTGCCGATGTAGTCCCTAGCGTTCGGGACCCCAGCTTTAGCTTTGGCTATCGCCACGACCAAAGGCTCCGTCTTTAGGATTCACCCAGCGCAGCAACGGGGGGATAATTGCTGCGATTGCACCTTTGCCAAAGTCGCGTGGATCTGTCGTGCCTGTGGAATAGACCGCGATAAGAGCTCCTACTACTGATCGCGCATAACTGGCGAGCATGGCTTTGTCTTTAGCTTTCATGGTGGTCATCCTTTGTCTTGTTCTTGAGTCCGTTTGATGCAAGTAATCCTATTAGACCGCCAGAGAGTGTCATGAGCATTGGGTTGAGGACCGAGAAGGCTTCTGCGTCGTTTGGTGCTTGCTCAAGTGGCTGGGTTACAAAGAGAAGACCATAGAGCAAAGTAAAAATTGAGCCAACGAACGCGCATGTCAAGCCAATACCGACGACAAGGATGAGTCGTGCTTTGATCTCGTCGTTTGTGTATCTAGCCACAGCGACCACCGCCGACTGCGATCTCTGTGGTGAGTGTGATTGCTTTGTTTTTGGTGCGGATGCAGTTCATTCGAGTCCGATCAGAACATCCGGCACATCCCCACAACACGACTGCAATCAGCGCGCCATATCCGATGAGGTAACGCCAACGCATTACGGCGCTGGTGGGTAAGGGTTAGCGTCTTTGACTGCTTGTACTGCAGTTTCCCATGCTTCTTTGGTGTTTGTGCCGCGTTGCCACTCAAAAAATAAGCCATCAGATTGGGCTTCGTATTGTGTGCGTCGCGTTGTTTCTACGATTGCAACTTGGTTGTCGTAATCAACTTTTGCCCATTGTGCATCTAGTTCGGCTTGTGATGGTTTTGGTGTTTCGTCTAACCATGTGAGACCGTCATAGCTTTCGCCATCTAGTGACCATTGTGTGCCGGGATAGCCAACAGTAAGTATGAGTGAGTAGTCAATCATGCTGAAATCTCCAAAACCGTAATAGAACTAAATCCGCCGAATGTCAAATCTACGCCTCGACGGTTCACATAAGTTGTGCCACCGTTTGCGGCTGCCTGCAGTTTGTATGTTGTTGCTGATGTTGTGGCTGGACTATCCAAAAATATGACACCGCAGTTGAACATTGCGTTTGTGTAACTGGATGAAGCCATACCAATTCCGTTGAAAGCAGAACCACCCGTTCCTGCCGCGATTGCGGTCGCATCTCGCATCAACCTAAACGGGGCATCGCCTGACACGCTTGCGCCTTGCACATTTGCCAAAACCAAAATCTTGCTTGAAGTATCTGACGGAGTAATAGAAACAGTTATTCCCGTTATGTCTGTAAATGTTGCGCTCGTTGTACTAAAAACATCCGCTTTGGTTGCGCTAACAACTTGAAGCACACGAAACGCGCCACGAAGGGCGTTCTGCTGTGCAGCGGTCAAAACATTGCCTGCGACAAAGGTCGCTGGGAGTGTGGTTGGTGTTGCCATAGTGTCTCCTAACTTAGTGCGTAGATGGTGTCAAGTGTGGAACTGTCCAGAATGAACAGCTGATAAACGGTCGTCGGTGATGTGTAAATCGTGGTCTGGTGTGGCTGACTGAATGAGATCCGATGCTCAATACCTTCCACGAATGACTCTTGCGCGATGACGCTGGTCGTTGTCTCTGAGGTCGTAATCGTTTTTTCGATGCTGATCGTGTCACCGATCTCGAGGATTGCCACCGAGTCGCGCTCGCCCGTAGAGAGCATTTGGAATGCTGTGTTCACGCTGGTCAGTGTCGCGGTCGGTTCGCCTTGGATCAGATAGGTCGCCAAGGTCAGAGCTTCAGCGTCGTTGTGGACGAGGCTTTCGGTGTAGGCGACAGCTTGAATGAAGTACTGTGCTTGGCTTGCTAGATCATCAACGGTCTCAGGTCCGGTCGCGCCTTGATGGGTTACGGATGCGCGGTTCACTACTTTGTCCGCACCGAAATTGATGGACACAGAATCGTAGGGAGTGTGCGCTGGGTCGTTGTCACCGAATTCAACTGAAGCTCCAGCAGCCGTCGCACCGATGCGCTTCTGGAATGTGAACACGCCTGAACGATCCACGAATGCGCGTCCCTGTTCTGCAGCCATGATGTCATTGAGATACCCCTGAGCATTAGATCCAGACGGGACCGTATATGCAGCTGCACCGCCAAGTGTTACCGCTGAGGTCTCTATTGATTGCTGACCTACACCTTGGAAAGCGTCCACTTCTGGAAGTGCGAGAAGTTCTACGACGCGCGCCGATGCGAGTTGCTCGGTGACATTCCACTCGTCTAGGAATGCTTGCGAAAGTAGATACTGGTCATCGATTGCTTGGATCACGATGAGGTCGTTGTTGTCTAGGTTGAATTGATAGTCGTAATTGACGATGAATCCTTGGAAGAGTGATTGCGCTACGCCGAGGGAGTTGTATCGGTAGAAGCGGACTCGACGCATTGGTGCGATGCCGGGCTGATTGTTGGCTGGATCGTATGTGGGCGAGTCGGTGTTGAACGGGTTGAAGGCTCCATAGGCGATTTGGTCGTTGAGTGTGAAGTTCATGATGCCGGGAGAGAACTGGTCTCCGATGTCGCGGCGTCCTCGAGTGATGGACACATCAAGAACTCCGTCGGTCACATCAGCGAAGTCTGTTGTCGGTCCGAGTTTGTAGGTCGTATTGTCAAGCACGCCCTTCGTCGCTGAGTCAAGTTGAAAGCTTGAAGAGTCCCAGCCAGTATCAATCTCCAGAAGATATTCACCCGACTGGATGACGGATGCGCTCATTAGTATCTGCCAGAGATCGGACGGACCGCGATGTCAGCTGGACCCGATGCGCGGTTGAAGCTCTTTACAGCGTCAATGACGACCTTTCCTGTCTGAGCATTCGTCATCACTCCGCCGTTCACATTGACTGTGTAGTTGTTCCCACCGCGCGCAGCTGCAGCTCCACCCGGAGTCGATGTCGGTGATGTTGGCGCGCCAGTGTTGATCGTGGACACCGTGTTGGCAAAGTTGGCTCCGATACCTTTGACATCTGCGAGCTTGAGGTTCGGGTTCTTGAGCAGTTGCTCTGCAGCTTGGATTGCTGACTGTACGCCTGCCAAATACTGCTCGCCCTGTGTCACTCCTGCCTTGTAGAACTTGTCTGCAGCCAAGGTTCCCAAAGCATCGGCAACAAAGTTCAGGTCACCGACCAGCGTATTGATCCCATT